AGCCACCGCTGGAAATAGTCATCGCAGACTTTGTAGATGACCCCTCTGGTCAGGTACCCGACTTTCAAAAGTCACGCGCTCTTCGTGAGCACTACCTGTCGCTTCAGGAAAAAGACAACTTCCTTAAGGCCCGAGGCACCTTGGTAGAGCGCAAGGCGGTCGAAGATGCGGCCTATAACGCCGGTCGCTTACTGCGTGATCTTTTGCTTGGAATGGCGCCACAGCTATCGCCGGAACTGGCCTCGCTGTCTGATCCATGGCAAATCGAAAAGCGTCTGACGTCGGCTTTGCGACAAACACTGGAAGATGCTGAGCGGCTGTCAGCAGCAGATCTACAACAAGCCATTACCCCGAGCTAAACCTATGTCCTTAGAAATGTCGAACGGTGCGACGGTGTACCGCGAAGCGTATTTCCGTGGGCAGCGACCAGAGCCAGATGTCTGGATTGATCAGTGGGCCGACGAGTACATGCGCATCCCGCGCGACACGGGTGCGGCCGAGCCTGGTCAATACCACACTTCGCGTACCCCTTATGCGCGTGAGCCTATGCGCTGTCTGTCACCAGCCCACCCGTGCAAGCGCGTGGTGACTATGGTGGCTTCGCAGTTGATGAAAACGCAGATTGCCTTGAACTGGATCGGCGGCCTGATCCATATGGCCCCGTCCAACATCCTCACGTTGTTACCCAGTCTGGGGTTGGCCAAGCGGGTATCGTCGCGGATTAGTAAAACCATCAAGGCCACACCGGTTCTGCGTGAGCGTGTAGCGTCTAATCGCTCGCGAGATGCGCGCAACACCATGGACACGAAAGAGTTCGAGGGTGGTTCGCTGTACATCACCACGGCCGGTTCTGCGGCCAACCTGGCGGAGCTTTCCGCACGCTACATCTATGGCGACGAGGTTGATCGCTGGAGTGTGGACGTGGGTGAAGAGGGCGACCCGGTCGAATTGGCCGAGACTCGCGGCAGTACGTTCGGCCGTAACGCCAAATTTTATTTTTCCAGTTCGCCGACGGTCAGGGGGGCGTCACGGATCGCTGATCTGTTTGAGGTCAGCGACCAGCGTTACTACTACGTGCCGTGCCCAACCTGTGAACACATGCAGGTTCTGGAGTGGGAGCGTTTGCATTACTCGGCGGATTTTCAGGTTGTGCATTACCAATGTGCTGGCCCCGACTGCGACGTCCTGATCGAGGAGCGTTATAAGGGCGAGATGCTGGCGAAAGGGGAGTGGCGGGCACACACCCAAGGCGATGGCGAAACCATTGGTTTCAACTTGAATGCGTTGTACTCGCCGCCTGGCTGGACGGGTTGGGCCTCATTGGCCAAGCAATTCGAGAAGGCTAAAAAGGCTCAGGCCAAAGGCGATCTGGAGCCGATGCAGGTGTTTTATAACACCCGTCTGGCCAAGGTCTGGGATAGCGCTCAGGAGCAAACCTCAGCCGATGTGCTGAGGGATCGGGCGCGACTGGAAAGCTACGGGCTTGGCTCAATGCCTGAGGGCGTGTTGATGCTGACCGCTTCTGTTGACACCCAAGCCAACCGTCTGGAACTGATGGTGATGGGGTGGGGTGTCGGCATGGAACGCTGGGTGGTCGACTTCCAAGTGATCAACGGCGACCCCGCAGATGAGCGCACCTGGGCGGCGCTGGATGAGTTACTCAAGGCCCGTTACCGACACCCTTGTGGTGCTGAGCTGATCATCATGGCTACTGCGGTCGACTCCGGTGGTAACCATACGGACGAGGTCTATCAGTTCTGTCGTATGCGCCGCTGGCGCAGCGTGTTCGCCATCAAGGGCGCGAGCAAGCGGGGCCGGCCGGTGATCGCGCAGCGACCGTCGATGGTCGACGTGACGTGGAAAGGCCTGACTGAACGGCATGGCGCCGAGCTTTGGATTGTTGGTACCGACACGGCGAAGGACTGGATCTACAACCGCTATGTGTTCGACACCGGCCCGGGGGCGCTGCACCTTGCCAACGACCTGCCGGATGACTTTTTCGCTCAGTGCGTGGCTGAGCGCAAAGTCACCCGTTACGTCAGGGGGCATAAGCGCATCGAATGGACAAAGGGCAAGGCCGAGCGCAACGAAGCGCTTGATCTGTTGGTGTACAACCTGGCCATGGCCCATTACCTCGGCATCAATCGCTACCAAGATCACGATTGGTCGCGGATTCGGCAGGCGGTCTACCAGTCGGTTTCGGGCGACAGTGGCCAGCACGTTCAGAGCGAACGGCTCAGTCGGCCAGTCGTAACACCGGCAACGCCACAGGCGCCACAGGCGCCACAGGCGCCGCAACCAGCCGTGAAATCACGTCCGCCAACCGCTCCCCCACAACGCCGCAGTTCCACCAGTGGCTACCTGAAGAGACGCTGATATGTCATTTACGAAAAAGCACCTCGATGCGGTTGAGGCGGCCATTGCTCGCGGTGAAAAAACTGTGCGCTACACCGACCGTACCGTGGAATACCGCACGGTCGATGAGCTGCTCAAGGCGCGCGAGGAAATCCGCTCGTCGCTGGCCAGCGCCGCCGGGCCACGTTCGCGCGTGGTTCGGCTGTACCACTCAGGGAAGGGGGTCTGATGGCCCGCCAATTTCCGACGCTGACCGGTAACGGATTTGTGTTGCCGTCCAACATCAAGGCCAGTTACGAAGGCGCTGGTGAGGGCCGCCGATCCGCTGGCTGGGACGCCCCCGACAACGGGATTAACAGCATCAACACCCCGGCACTGCGCAATTTGCGGTCGCGCTCCCGGGCAGCGGTTCGCAATGATCCGTATGCCTTCAACGTGATCGACAAGCGCGTCAGCAATTTGATTGGCACGGGCATCACCCCACGGCCAACCATCGACGATGATGCCTTGCGCAAACTGCTGCAGGAGCTGTGGGGCGATTGGGTCGATGAGTCTGATGCGGATGATCGCACCGACTTTTATGGCCAGCAGGCGCTGGTGGCGCGCACGGTGGAAACATCGGGTGAATGCTTTGTTCGTTTGCGTCCTCGCAGTCGGGACGAAGGCTTGGCGGTTCCGCTGCAGTTGCAGATTCTGGCGCCGGAGTTCGTGCCGCACGACAAATTCGAGAGCACCAAGAGCGGCAACATCATCCGCGCCGGCATCGAGTTCACCCCCGGCGGCAAGCGGGTAGCGTATTGGATGTACCTGTCGCATCCGCGTGACTCGGCCTCGTTGAACGCCGGCTACAACCAGCTAGTGCGCGTGCCGGCCGCGCAGGTGCTGCACATTTTCGAACCGGTGGAGCCAGGACAACTGCGCGGTGTGCCGCGATTGTCGCCGGTGCTCAAACGCCTGCGCAGTCTCGACAATTACGACGACGCGGTGCTGTTCCGTCAGGAAGTGGCCAACCTGTTTGCTGGCTTTATCAGCCGTCCGGCGCCGGACTCCGGGCAAATACCACGGGATCCTGTCACCGGCGCTCTGCTGGATCTTGATCGCGACGGGTTCACCCCGATGGTCGCGCTCGAACCCGGCACCATGCAGGAACTCGGGCCGGGTGAGGAAGTTGAGTTTTCCAAACCGCCGGACGCGGGCAACAACTACCCAGACTTCATGCGGCAGCAATTGATGGCTGCAGCAGCGGGGTCGGGCACGCCTTACGAGATCCTTACCGGCGACATGCGCGGCATCAACGATCGAGCGCTGCGGGTGGTGCTCAACGAGTTTCGGCGCCGCCTCGAACAATTGCAATTCAGCGTGTACGTGCATCAACTCTGTCGCCCGGTACGGGCTGCGTGGATGGACATGGCGGTGCTGTCGGGTGTCTTGGTGCTGGACGATTACGCACAGAAGCGTCGCCAATACCTGCGCACCCGCTGGGTGCCACAAGGCTGGGCCTACATCCAGCCGGTGCAGGACGTGCAGGCGCGAGCGATGGAGGTTAGAGCCGGTTTTGCGTCGCGCAGCGAGATGGTTTTGCGCACTGGCGCGGACGCCGAAACGGTCGATCTGGAAAACGCTGCCGATTTGGCGCGCGCCACCGCATTGGGCCTCAACTACAACACCCTGGATGCCGTCGAAGACAACGACGACAAGGAGCAACCATGAGCAAAACCGCGAAACCGCGTATTTACAACCGCGCCGGCAAACGCGTCGAGGTACAGGACAAGACCTGGTACGCCGTTCATGCCAGCGGCGAGGCCTCCGAGCGAGTAATCGAAATTTTCGTCTATGGCGAGATCGGCGCGTGGGGCATCACTGCCAATCAGTTCGTGCAGGATCTGCGCGCCATGGACGACGGTGTGTCGCCGGTGGTCGCCGCGTTCAACAGCATCGGTGGTGACCTGTTCGACGGGCTGGCCATGCACAACGCGTTGTCGCGGCTGGGCGAGCGCTGCACCGGCCGGATCGATGCACTGGCAGCGAGTGCGGCCAGTGTGGCTGTGTGCGGTGCCCACCGCGTGGTGATCGCTTCCAACGCGATGTTGATGATCCATAACCCATGGACTTACGCCGCCGGTGATGCTGAAGGCTTCCGCAAGATTGCCGATGTTCTCGATCAAACCATGGAAGCGATCATCGCGGCGTACAAGGCCAAGGCACCGGACATTGACGAGGTTGAGCTGCGGCGCTTGGTAGCGGCTGAAACCTGGCTGACCGCCAACGAAGCGGTGGCACTGGGGCTTGCCGATGAAGTCGGTGACGGCGTGAAGGTCAAAGCCTGCCTCGGTCAAGGCGCGGTGCTGCAACGATTCCAGAACGCACCGGCTGAATTGCTGGCTCAGCTCGACGAGGCACCTGAACCGGATCCCGAACGCGAACCGGTGGAACCACCCTTGGTGCCGCCCGTAGTCGAGTCGGCCAAGTTGGCACTGATGATCACCCAGCGCTGCACGGCAGCGGGTATCAGCAACCTGGTGGAGCCGCTACTCAGTTCGACCAAGCTCGAAAGCGAAGAAATCGTTTTGGCCGGTCTGACACGCGCCAAAGCGGTGAACGACCTTTGCGTGGCTGCCCGGCTGCCTGAATTCAGCGCGGAGTATGTCGCGGCCGGTCTGGATGTGCCGGCGGTTCAGGCACGTCTGTTCGACAAGATTGTTACCAGCGGTAAGGGCTTTGAAATCGACAACAGTCTGCCGTTGGCGGACGACCTGGCGCCCAAGGTGCTGGCCAAACAACCTGACCCCAACTCGATTTGGGCTGCTCGCCAAGCGGCTCAAACCGGAACCGCGCAAAGCGCGAAAGGAGCAAGAGCATGACCATCAAACAGGAACCGATGCACGCAGGTGAATTCCTGCTGTCCGAAGGCGCCGGGAACATTTCGCGGGAAACGATCAATGTCGCCGCCGGCCCGGCACTGAATCCGGGCCAAGTACTCGGTCTGGTGACGGCCACGGGTGAGTTTGCGCCGTATGCTCCGGCCGCCGAAGACGGCACCCAAGCTGCTGTCGCGATCCTTTACGGGCCTTTGGGCGAGTCGGACATCGTGCGCCGCGGTCGCGCTGTGGTGCGAATGGCTGAGGTCAGCGAAGCGCACCTGACAGGGCTGGATCCTGAGGCCGAAAAAGATCTGGCCGCTCATTTCCTGATCGTCCGCTAAGACGTTTCCTTCTTTCATATGCATCCCGCCGCGTGCGGGATTTTTCGTTTCTGGAGAGTACCCATGGCCGATATCGCCATTTTTGACGACGAAGCATTTACTGTCACCGCGCTGACCGCTGCACTCAATGATCAACCCTACCTGCCGGGCCGTATCAGCGCCTTGGGCCTTTTCCGCGAGGAAGGCATTACCTCGTTGACCGTGCAGATCGAAAAGGACGGTGACACCTTGGCGCTGGTGCCTGCTGGCGAGCGTGGTGGTTCTGGCCTGGTGGTTGCGGCGAGCAAGCGCAACCTGATCCCATTCAACACCGTGCATCTGCCTGAGCGCTTCACCATCAAGGCGGATGAGATCCAAGGCATCCGCGCCTTCGGCACTCGCTCTGAGCTGCAGGCAGTGCAGGACGTGGTCAATGCGCGTCTGGCTAAAGCGCGTCGTCAGTTGGATGCGACGCATGAGTTCCAGCGCATGGGCGCACTCAATGGCCAGATCCTCGACGCCGATGGCAAAACCGTACTACTGGATCTCTATGACCGCTTCGGTGTGGGGCGTCAAAGGATGTCCATGGGACTGGCGGATCCAAAGACTGAACTGCGGGTTCAATGCGGCGAGGCGCTGGATATGCAGGAGGATGCGTTGGGTAGCGTGACCAGTACTGGCTCGCGCGCCTTCTGCGGTAAAAATTTCTGGAACAAGTTCATCGTCCACCCCTCGGTGAAAGAGACCTACCTCAACAGTCAGCAAGCGGCAGCGCTGCGTGGCGACGCCCGGGAAAGCTTCGAGTTCGGCGGCATCATCTGGGAGCGCTATCGTGGCAAGGTTGCCGGCGTTTCTTTCGTCCATGACGACAAGGCGCTGCTGATTCCCGAAGGTGTGCCCGATCTGTACATCTCGGTGTTCGCGCCGGCTGATTACATGGAAACGGTCAACACGCAGGGCATTCCGTACTACAGCATGATCGAGCCGCTGCCCTTCAACAAAGGCATGGCGGGTGAAGCGCAGTCCAACCCACTGCACTTGTGCACTCGACCGCGCGCCCAGATCCTGCTGGAACTCTGACCGTGGGCTTTCGCGATCTGGTCGCCGACGTCGACGCGGTGGTGTTCGAAACGCTGGGCGATACGGCGCGGATCGAGGGTCGCGAAGAGCCAGTGTTCGGCATGTTCGCTGCGCCTTGGCTGCAACCCAAGTTCGGCAAGCTCAATACCGGGTTGCGCGAGCCGCGCTTCGAGATCCGCGTCAGCGATTCGCAAGGTCTGCAGCAGGGCCTGCTGGTCAGCGTCGACTTGCCTGCCTTGGATGGCGGCGGTGACTACGATCTGCTGCAACTGGAGCCAAGCGGTGACGGCCTGGTCGCCTTGATTCTGAGGTTACGGCCATGAGCGTAGGCAGCTATTTCAAACCCTCGGCCGGGGGCGGGATGATCTCTATCCAGTCTTCGGCCCCAGATTTTCAGGCGTTTCAGGACTTTGCCAAGTTGGTGCCGAAAGCGGCTGCTACGGCGCATCGGCGCGCGATCAACAAAACGTTGGGAAGGTTGCGCACGCACATCGCCCGAGCAGTCGGCCGGTCAGAGCGCATTGCCGTAGCAGCGGTGCGTCAGCGGTTGCGCAGCTATCCAGTTTCCGGCGCGGCTGCGAGCGGCAAACTGTGGTTCGGTTTGAACGCCATCGAGTCCAGCCGGATCGGCCGGGCGCGGCAAACCGGCAGCGGCGTATCAGTAGCGGGGCGGCGTTACCAAGGTGCCTTTCTCAAGAAGGTCTACGGCAACAAACCCGACATCTGGATCCGCACAGCCAGCAAGCATTTCAACGGGGACGACTACCCCGACAGCACGGTCTCCCCCGGTCGCGGGGCGAGTTCGGGCTGGGTTGCTGAAAACGGCAGTCGTTTCCCGCTGGCCAAGGCCAAAGTGTCACTGGAACAGGCCCGGCCGCATTTCGACAGCTGGGTCAAAAAAGCAGATGAGATCCTGTTGGCGATTCTCAAGCAAGAACTCAACTTTGAGCTGCAGAAATACCTCAAGAGGATCGGCAATGTCTGAGGAACCGTTCAGCCTGGATCAGCTTTATCGGGCGGTAGAACAGCATCTGCGTACCCACTTGCCCGGCGTGCAGGACGTCACAGCCTGGCCAGACATTAAGGATCGCGTGTTGCTGCCGGCGGTGTTTCTGGAGGTGGCCGAGATTGAGCCGGGTACCGATATCGGCACCGGCGAAACCTCGCTGGTTTGCAAGTTCGAGGCTCGGATCATTGTTGACCCGATCAAGCCGCACCATCACCAACAGGCCGTGCAATTGGCGACCCAGTTGGCGGTGCTGCTGCGTTCGCAGACGTGGGGGTTGGAAGTTGAACCCGCTGAGTTTGTGCAATCGCTGCAGGACTGGACGCAGCCGCATCTGGATGGATACACCGTGTGGCTGGTGGAGTGGACTCAGCAAGTCTATCTCGGCCCGCAGGAATGGCTTTGGCCTGACGAGCCGCCGGGCATGTTGCTCATTGGATTCAACAACGACGCCAAAGAGGACTTTGTCCCTGCGGAGGATATGTGAGTGGCTACGCGAGTGCCCAGCACGACCGCATGCTCGCTGGGGCGGTCAAGGCTTGCTATGTGGTTGCGGTGGATCTTGCTGCTTCACCGCCGGCGTGCCGGGTGTCTGATGGCGAATGGGTTAGCGCTTGGGTGCGCTGGCACAGCATCGCTGCCGGTAAGGCCAGACATTGGCGGGCGCCGTCCATGGGCGAGCAGGGCAGCTTGATCAGTCCCAGCGGCGACGTGTCGCAAGGCACATTTGTCCCGGGCCTGTATGGCAATGCCGGCCCGCCGCCAGATAATCGCGACCACGTCGAGGTCTGGCGTTTCGATGATGGCGGCTCGCTGATCTACGACTGGCAGGCCAAGAGTTACAGCATCACGCTGCCGAGCGGGACGGTCACTATCAAAGTGGCCAGCACGGAAGCGGTCATAACCGATAGCGCGGTGAACGTAACCACCGGCAACATCAATCTGAAAGCGGCGGTGATGATCGACGGCGCGCTACACGTTACCAAGGGCATCACCAGCGCCGGCGCGATCATTGATGCCACCGGCAACAGCAATCACCACACGCATTAATTTCAACTCACTACAGCCCGCCCAGTGCGGGTTTTTTCATGTCTGGAGAAATACATGGCCAAGATCGATACGACCGCCACTGAGGTGCAAGCGTCCTCGGAACCGGCAATTGCGTCCTCAGCGTTCTCATCGCAAGAATTCTTGAAATTCCGCGACAAGCTCTACACGTCGCGACAATTGATCGTGCCCGGTACTGACCGTTCCTATCCGGTCGAGAAGGCGACGGTCATTGTGCCGGTCTCTGACTTCGAGGCGGTCAAGTTCCTGAAAGCCAGCGAAGAATACGAGCCGTTCAAGGAGTGACGTAGATGATCGGAATGGATCGCCACACCGGCCTACCCATATCCGGCATCGAGCACCTGCGCCAATCCATCGCAGACATCTTGGGCACGCCGCTGGGCAGCCGCCGGCACCGCATGGAGTACGGCAGCAAGCTGCGGCGGTTTGTCGATTTGCCCGTTAACGAGGGCTGGAAAAGCGCCGTACAGGCTGAGGTCGCCCGCGCCCTTGGACGTTGGGAACCGCGTTTGAAGCTCGACCAGGTGCGCGTCATTTCCGTCATAGGCGGGCAAATCAATCTGCTAATCGTCGGGAAGTACCTGGGCGACAGCGTCACGTTGGAGGTGGCCGCATGAGTACCGTTGATCTGTCGTCGTTGCCGGCACCGACCGTGTTGGAGCCTCTGGACTTTGAAGAGGTTTATCAGGACGGGCTGGGCGTGTTTCGCGGATACATGGGTGGAAACTGGACGGCCGCGCTGGAAAGCGATCCTGTGGTCAAGACGCTTGAGGTCGGGGCTTATATCAAGGTCGGCAACCGTGCCCGGGTCAATGACGCCGGCAAGGCGCTGCTGCTGGCACACGCCATTCGTGGCGACCTCGATCACTTGGGGGCCAACGTCAAACTCAAGCGCCTGGTTATTCAGGCCGAGGATCTGCTGGCGGTGCCGCCGGTGCCAAAGGTCATGGAAGAAGACGACCCGTTTCGCGAGCGCATCCAGTTGGCCTATGAGGGCTTGACCACCGCCGGCCCGCGTAACAGCTACATCCTGCACGCGCGTAACGCCTCGGGGCTGGTGGCAGACGCGACGGCCGAAAGCCCGGCGCCTTGCTACGTTACGGTAACGGTGCTGGGGTTGAGCGGGGAGGGTGAAGCGCCGCCGGAGCTGCTGGCGACGGTGGCGGCTGCGCTGAATGACGATGACGTGCGCCCGGTCGGTGATCGTGTGACCGTGAAGAGCGCGCAGGTGATCCGCTACGAGATCGACGCCATCTTGCATATGGCCAGCGCCGGCCCGGAAGCTGATGCCAGTTTGGCCGAAGCGAAAAGCCGATTGGCCGCTTGGATCAATCCACGCAAGCGGCTGGGCGTCGAGGTCGCACGCTCCGCTGTTGACGCTCAGTTGCACGTTGCCGGTGTTGCCCGGGTCGAGCTGGTCGGTTGGCAGGATCTGGCCCCGACCAAGGCGCAAGCGGCGTTCTGTACGCGCTACAACGTGAGGCTGGCGGGCTGATATGAAAAGTCTACTGCCGCTCAATAGCACGCAACTGGAACGGGCCATGGAGGCCGCGTTTTTCGAAAAGACGATTGTCCCACTGCGCGACCTTTACAACCCCGACACCTGTCCGGTGCATCTGCTGCCGCATCTGGCGTGGGCGTGGTCGGTGGATCGGTGGGATTACCGATGGTCTGAGGCGACAAAGCGCGCGGCCATCAAAGCCTCGTTCTACATCCACAAGCACAAGGGCACGATCGGCGCGATACGCCGTGTGGTCGAGCCGCTGGGTTATCTGATCGAGATTATCGAGTGGTTCAACACCGTGCCCGAGGGTGTGCCGGGAACTTTCGCGTTGAAGGTTGGCGTACTGGAAACCGGTATCACCGAGGAAATCTATCAGGAGCTGGAACGCCTGATTGACGACGCCAAGCCGGTGACCCGTCAGTTGGTCGGGCTGGCCATTAGCCTCGAAACAAAGGGCAATTTAGATATCGCCGTGTCCCTGTACGACGGCGACGAAATCGACGTTTACCCGCCCGTCATGCGTGACATTGAGGTCACTGGCAGCTTTGGCGTGGTCGGCCGCGAACACACCATAGACACTCTGGATATTTATTCATGATTGATGCGAATTCGCAGTTTTTAGCCATCCTCACGAATGTGGGCAGGGCCAAACAGGCGAATGCCGACGCGCTCGGTATTGCCTGGAAGATCACAGAAATGGGCGTGGGTGATGGCAACCCGAACGGGCTGGCGGATCCGCCGAATCCCGTCCCGGCGGCCACGCAAACCCGACTGTTAAACGAGTGGCGTCGCAAGCCTCTGAATCAACTTCGCGTTGATCCGGTCAACGCTGCGGTAATCATCGCCGAGCAGATCATCCCGGCCGATGAAGGCGGTAAGTGGATCCGAGAAATCGGCCTGTACGACGCGGACGGTGATCTGGTGGCCGTGGCCAACTGCGCGCCAAGCTTCAAGCCATTGCTGTCGCAAGGTTCGGGTCGCACGCAAGTGGTGCGGATGAACTTCATCGTATCCAGCACCGGCAACATCACGTTGAAGATTGATCCAGCGGTGGTATTGGCCACGCGGGAATACGTCGACTCGCGGATTATGGAAGAGCTGGGCAAGCTCGACATTAAGCAGTCCGTGCGCGCAGCCACCACGGTCAATATCAATCTGATCGGCCTGCAGACGATTGATGGTGTCGCGCTGGAAGTGGGCGATCGGGTGTTGGTGAAAAACCAATACGTAGCCAAGAACAACGGCCCTTACGTGGTTGCGGTCGGATATTGGACTCGCGCCAAAGATGCGGACAACAACGTCGAGGTGACGGCCAATCTGACGGTGGCGGTCGAGGAAGGCACCACGCAGGCTGACAGCATCTGGCAATTGGTGACGGATGGCGCGATTGTGGTAGGCACCACGGCGCTGACGTTCAAGGACATCACCGATGGGCTGGCTCGCTTGTTTTCGCCGAACTTCGCAGGCAATCCGACGGGCCCGACCGCGCCACTGTTCGACAACAGCAAGTCGCTGGCTACAACAGAGTTTGTCGCGCGTGCTTCGGGCAATTATCGCGGTTTCACCAGTCTGACGGCGGCAACCTCGCTGACGACAGCGTCGGCCGGCACGCTGGTCACCGTCATTGGCTCATTTACGCTCACGCTGCCGCTGGCCAGTGCCATGACATATGGCGGTGCAATCCACTTTCTTAACATTGGTGGCGGCGTCGTTAACGTGGAGTGTGCCGGCGCGGATTCATACAACGTCGGCAGCGGCGCCCATCCAGTCAGCATCGCTTTGCAGCCTGGCGCCTCGCTGACGGTGGTGACCAGTCCTACACAGGCCGCTTGGTGGGCTTTTGGTTCAGCCCAGCTGCAATACGCCAAAGTGTTTGGTAATACGGCGCCGCAGTTCGACAACAGCAAGTTGTTAGCAACGACCGAGTTTGTCCAAGGAGCGTTAGGCAACTGCAAGGGATTGGTAGTGGTTTCTGCCAACACCGTGCTGACACCCGCGCAGGTCGGCAGCTATGTGACGTCGAACGTCGGTGTAGGGGCGGTCAATGTCGGCTTGCCGTTGCTTAGCTCGGTGGCTGCTGGGTCAATGTTCGTCATTACGCATTCGTCGACGGCCATGGCGTCTTTTGCAGTGGCCATTTCTGGCACTGATTCCCTCGTTTTTGACGGGCTGGCGGGAACGGCGGCGCCTTATCCGATGGCTGTGGGTGAGGTTTTGACTGTCGTTTCTACGGGCGCCGCGTGGAAAGTGTCGGGTGGTAACGGCGCGAGAATCCTTAAAAACGGCGGAGCGTTCGCGGCACAGCTGTCGGGTACCGGTTATCAGAAATTGCCAAGCGGGCTCATTCGCCAGTGGGGAACTGTTGTGACGTCGGTGTCTGGGGCGGTGACGGTAACGATGCAGAGTGCTTTTCCTACTGCGTGCTTACGGGCGTCAGCGACCATGATAGATGTCGTTAACCCCAACATCGTTTCGGCAGAGGTAGTGTCTGCAAGCCAAATCAAAGTATCTGGATGGTCGGGGCAATCGGTTCCGCTTCCCCGTGTAGTAACAATCGCGAGCTGGGAAGCCATCGGCTACTGAGGAGAAACACATGTTCTATTCCGCACAGCTAAGCGGTTTTTACAACGTCGAGGATCATGGGCCGCGCCAAGTCTCAATCGTTGATCCGGCGTGGATCAGGCCTTTGGTCAATATCGTGCTGCAGCCCGGCGAGTCGGTCTGGGATGGTGAGAAGCTGGTAGAAAATACGGATGATGAGCCGCTGACGCTGCGCAATGTCCCCGATGCCAACGCCGTCCCGAGCATGCTGATGGTCAACAATCCGGCCTGTTTGATTCCGCTCGATGCGGTTGAGATTACCAAGGCGCAGCGCGACGAGCTGCTAACGGGAGAGTCCACCGGACTGGTTATTTCATCCGACAAGCATGGTTATCCGGTGCTGGTCGATCCGCCGGCACCGGATGCGGCAGTGCTTGAGGCAATCGAGCGTGCCTGGCGCGACGCGCAATTGGCATCGACGGATCCGCTGGTGTCCCGACATCGCGATGAGGTCGAGGAAGGTGGTTCAACCACGCTCGCTGCTGAGCAATACACCGAGCTGCAGGTTTATCGCCGGCAGTTGCGCAACTGGCCACAAGGCGAGGAATTTCCGCTCGCTGAACATCGTCCGCCGGCGCCGCCTTGGCTGGCCGAGCAAACCACCTAAACGCCCCGCACTGACGGGGCGTTTTCTAATCCGTTACGCGTAACACCAACACCCTCACAGCCTCGCTTATGCGGGGCTTTTTCGTTTCTGGAGAATGAGCCTTATGAGTTTTTTCCACGGCGTTACGACCACGTCGGTCGACACCGGTGCGCGCACTATCTCGCTGCCGTCGTCGTCGATCATCGGCCTGTGCGACACCTTCAGCCCGGGCGTTCTCGGCGGCGGTACAGCCAAGGCCGGCGAGCTGAAGTTGATCACCACCGAGCGCGAAGCCATTGCCGCCTTCGGCGCTGATTCGGCGATCACCAAGGCCTGTAAGGCGATCTACGTCAAAGCCAAAGCGGTGATCGTCGCCATCGGCGTGCCCAAGCTGGAAGACGCTGCGCTGCAAACCTCGGCGATCATCGGCGGCGTCCTGGCCTCGGGCCAGCGCACCGGTTTGCAGGCGTTGCTTGACGGTAAAAGCCTGTTCAACGCCCAGCCGCGATTGCTGATCGCGCCCGGCCATACGGCGACTCAGGCGGTGGCCACGGCGCTCGATAGCTTGGCGCAGAAACTGCGCGCTATCGGCATCATCGACGGCCCGGGCACCACCGACGAGGCTGCCATGGCCTACGCCGAAAACTTCGGCAGTCGCAACCTGTTCATGGTCGATCCGGGCGTTAAGTACTGGGACACCGTAACCAGCTCGACGGTCGACGCGCCCGGCTCGGCTTGGGCGGCAGGGCTGTTTGCCTGGACGGATGCTGAATACGGTTTCTGGGCTTCGCCATCGAACAAGGAATTGACCGGCATCACCGGCACCGGCCGCGCGGTCGAGTATCTGGACGGCGACGAGACGTGCCGGGCCAACCTGCTCAACAACGCCAATATCACCACGATCATCCGTGATGACGGTTATCGCCTGTGGGGCAACCGCACGCTGTCGAGCGATCCGAAGTGGGCCTTTGTTACCCGTGTTCGCACGCTGTTCATTCTCATGGACGCGGTGCAGGCCGGGCACAAATGGGCGGTCGACCGCTCGATCACCAAGACCTACGTGACCGATGTCACCAACGGTCTGGATGCGTTCATGCGCGACCTGAAAGCTCAGGGCGCGATCATCAACTTTGAAGTGTTCCCCGACACCGAGCTGAACACGGCCAGCCAGATCGCCCAGGGCAAGGTGTATTGGCGCATCCGTTTCACCGACGTGCCGCCGGCAGAAAACCCGAATTTCCTTTTCGAAGTCACCGATCAATGGATGACCGAAGTGCTTGAAGCAGCCTAAGGGGGCGTAACCAATGATTCCTCAAACTTTGTACAACACCAATCTGTTCGTCGACGGTGTGAATTTCTCCGGCGACGTCCCGAGCCTGACGCTGCCCAAGCTGACCACCAAGACCGATGAATATCGTGGGGGCGGCATGGCCGGCCCGATCGAGATGGATCAGGGGCTGGAAAAACTGGAAGCCTCGTTTGTCACCAAAGGCGTGCGCCGCGAGTCGCTGAAACACTTCGGCCTCGCCGATGGTACGGCCTTCAATGCGACGTTCCGGGGCGCCTTCAAGGGCCAGAAAGGCGCAGTGACGGCAGTCGTCGCCACCTTGCGCGGCCGCCTCAAGGAGCTGGATCTGGGTGACTGGAAAGCCGGCGATCCCGCCGAGATCAAACACGGCATTGCCGTCACGTACTACAAGCTCGAAATCGACGGGCGACTGATGTACGAAATCGACATGGTCGCCGGCATTCAGGTGATCGACGGCGTAGACCAACTGCTCGAAGTGCGCAACGCGCTCGGCCTGTAAGGATAGATTCAGATGACCAAAGTAATCGCTACAAACCTGCCGGCCTGGCTGTCGCTCAGTGCGCTCAGCGCCGTCGTGACCCTGACCCGTCCAAGCCAAGCGAACAGCGTCGACGTTGAGACGTTGACCCTGCGCAATCCGACCGTGCGTGAAGTGCGTGCGGCTGACCGTGCCGCCAACGGGGACGACGAACAACGCGAACTGATGCTGTTCGCAGGTCTCGCCGAAGTCGGACTGAAGGATCTGGAAGGCCTCAAGCTGGCGGATTATCGCCGCGTGCAGGCGGCGTATTCGCACCTGGTGCCGAAAACCGATTATTCGGACTCGATGCCGGCGTGGTTGTCGCTGACCACCGATCAGGTGCTGGTGACGCTGTCGTGCCCGAGCGAAATCAACGGCGTGACCGTCGACAAGCTGGCCTTGCGTTCGCCGACTGTGGGCGATGTGCGGGCAGCCAACCGTGCTGTGGGTGGTGACGATGAGCAGCGCGAACTGGTGTTGTTTGCGGCGTTGTCCGGTGCGCCGGTGGCGGATCTGGAGGGGCTGAAGCTGGTTGATTTTAACCGCTTGCAGGCCGGCTATTTTCGCATGGACAACGACGACGGGCTTTAACCCCAGCGTTATCAAGTCGGCGGCGAAACGTCTGGCGGCGGAAACCGGATTTTCCGCCGCCGAGATCCAGTCGATGCCGTTCGCGGACATGGTGTGGTGGCTCACGGATTGAGCCGCTTTGGGTAGTGCTGGGCACATGGGGGCCATCACATGGCAAACAAAATCGCCCTCGGGCTGGTGATCGGCGGCGCCGTCAGTTCGACGGTCGGCGCCGCGTTCAAAGATGTGACCGGGCGTATCAAACGCCTTGAGGCGGAAGGCAACAAAGCGCGCGTGCTGCAGCGCACGATTGGCGACACCATCCGCCTGCGCGAAGAATGGAAAAAGGCTCACGACACCGGCGCGGCCGGCGCGTCCAAATTACTCAACCGTTTAAACTCGAACCTCGACAGCCTAAAAAAGCAGGGGGTTGAAGTCGGTCGGCTGGAAAAAGCCTACCGTTCCATGGGGCAGACGGCCAACAAAGCCGAGCTGAAAGCCAAGGGGCATCAGCAGGTTGATTCTGGTGTAAAGGGCATGAAGGGCGCCGTCGGTGCAGCGGTGGTCGGCGTCGGTGCCATGGCAGTGCCGACCAAGGTCAGCGCTGATTATGGCGCCATTGTGCGTGACATCGCGATCAAGGCCGGCATTGCCAACAAGCCGCAAGAGCAGGAGATGTCGCGCAAGATCATCGACACCTCACGCGATACCGGCATGGCGCGCAACGATGTGGCCGATGTGGTCAATCAGTTGGTCGGCGCTGGTATGGATCTGAGCAAGGCGCTTGAGTACGCACCGGTTGCCGCCAAGTTTGTCGTGGGGCAGGGATCCAGCGGCGTCGACACGGCGAATATGATCAACGCCCTGGGGCAGAACGCCAAGATCACCGACCCCAAGCAGATGCAGCAGGCGCTGGAAGCGATCGCCTACCAAGGTCAGGCGGGCAGCTTTGAAGCGTCCGACATGGCCAAGTGGTTCCCGGAACTGCTGGCCAACATGGCTGCGCAAGGCATCACCGGCTTGGATGCAGTGACGCAACTGGGCGCCATGCTGCAAGTGCAGATGAAGCAGGCCGGCAGTTCGGACGAAGCGGCCAACAACCTGAAAAACTGGATGGGCAAAATCGGCTCGACCGACACGGTCAAGGCCTACGAAAAAGCCGGCATTGACTATGACGGCTCAATGAAGACTGGTTTGCAAAACGGCCTTTCGACGCTTGAAACCAGTATGGGGCTGGCTCAGAAATACATTCAGGCGACCGATCCGAAGCGTGCTGCGGCCATGGCCGAAGCCACCTCAAAAATCAGCAAGGAAGCCGATCCAGAAAAGGCCAAGGCCATGATGGCCTCGTTTGAAGAATCGCTGCGCACCGGCGACCTGTTCGCTGACATGCAGGTCAAGGCGGCGCTGTCGGCCTTCATGCAGAACAAGGCGCTCTACAGCCAGCTTAAAAACGATTCGCGCGAGGCTTCCGGGATTCTCGACAAGAACCTTGCCGAGCGGCGCGAGTCGTCGTCGCAGAAGTGGGCCGAGATGGCTCAATCGATGGACGACGCCATGCGTAGCATCGGGGACGCGCTAAGGCCCGTCACGGATACGGTCGCCGAGGCGTTGACCAAGGTCACCAAGGGCATCACGTCGCTGACTGATAGCGCGCCCGGGGTGGTTGCCGGTATCGCCACAGTCGGGGCGGGGCTGGTCGCCTTAAAAGGTATCGTCAGCACGATCAAGATCAGCAAGGGGCTGCTAAACATCGCGCGTGGGTCGCGGGGTGGCAGAAGTGGAAGCGAAGCCCGCAATAAAAACCCCGGCGAACTTGATCTGGTAGCGACTGGCCTGGATGTTGTTTCTCGGGTGAAAGACGCGGTAACAGGCAGTGGCCTTGGTACTGAAGCTGATGCAGGTAACGACGGCGTCAAAAAGGTTTTCGTCGTCAATGCCGGCGCTATGGGTGGCGGTGTGGATGCGTCGGGCGAATCGCGTCGACGTGGACGTGGGGCAAGGCGCGGCGCTCGGCGCCGGTCGTTGCCGAGTTCGAGAGGGCCTCGTCTGTCTGCGCCTCGTCCACCTGTTCCGGCTCCGCGTGCGCCTGTACCGGTTTCACGTCCACCAGCGCCGGCTCCGCGTGCGCCTGTACCGGTTTCGCGGCCACCTGCGCCGGCTCCGCGTGCGCCTGTACCGGTTTCACGGCCACCTGTTCCGGCTTTGGGTTCGCCTGTTCCGGCTTCGCGGCCACCTGCGCCGGCTCCGGGTGCGCCTGTACCGGTTTCGCGGCCACCTGCGCCGGCTCCGCGTGTGCCTGTGCCGGTTTCGCGGCCACCTGTTCCGGCTTTGGGTTCGCCTGTTCCGGCTTCACGGCCACCTGTTCCGGCACCGCGTCCCCCTGTCCCGATCCCATTGCCGTCAGTCCCTTCCGTTCCAAGTGGGGCGTTGTCCAAGCTCGGCGTCGTCGCAGACGCCGTCGGTAAGGTCGGCAAGGTGGGCAAGATCATTCCTGGCGGTACGCTGCTGGAATCCGGCGCGATGGCTGTTGAAACCTTTCAAAACGCCAAGACCAAGGATGAAAAAGCTGAGGGTTATGGTGAGGCCGCTGGCAACCTGGCCGGCACCATGGCTGGTGCTGCGGCGGGCGCGGCCATTGGTTCGGTGGTGCCGATTATCGGAACGGCCATCGGCGGCATGATCGGTGCCTACCTTGGCAGTCAGGGCGGTGCGGCGTTGGGCGGATCCTTGGGTAAATCGCTGTTTGGTGGCGAGGATGAAAAGCCCGAGGAAAAGCCAAAGGCGTCCGTGCCGACCACGCCGCTCATGATGGCGTCAGCGGCGCAGCAAGGCCCTGTGTTGGGTGATGCGGCGCGTTCGATGGCGGTGACGGCGCCGCTCAAGTCGGCAGCGCAGGCTATTCAACCCAAAGAGCCGGAAAAGCCGGTGCCTGCCAAGGTGGATCAGCAGTTTCACTACTCGCTGAGTATGCCGGTCAATGTGCAGGGCGACGTCAAAGACCCCCAGAGTCTGGCGCAAGATCTGATGCCGCACATGCAGCGAATGATGGAAGGCGCTGCCAAGCAGAATGCCGCCAAGCTGTACGACGAACCCCATGTGTAAGGAGGCCTCATGGCTTATATGGAGAGCATGCAATCGGGCCTGAAGTATTTGGTCGAGGCAGCGGAAACCGGGCGGCGCAGTGCTGATGGCATGCTGACCCCGGTCAATGGCGCGATCCGCGAGTTGACCGGCGCCGCGTCCGAGTTGGAGAACATCCCGTTTGTCGGGCCGGCCATCGGCGCCAAACTTCAGCGGGTAATGCGCGGCGTCGATGCGGCTCAAGCCAAGGTCGGTCAGGTGGCGGCGGTGTACGGCCGTGCCACCCGGGCGGCGGCCGAAGTACAGGAGCGGCTGGGCACGTTGAAGGAACAGGCGGGCAAGGCGGCCACGGCGATCAACAACGTCGCCGGCAAGGTGAGCCCGTCGCTGGCCAACATCGTGCCCACCAGTTCCTTTGCCGTGGATGCCACACCGGCGCCGGAGGCGGTGAAACCGTTCCCGCACCTGATGATTATCCAGCCGCGCGATCCGAAAATTGAGCCGTATTACTTCAACCTGGACACGGCGGCCTTTGATGAACTGAGCCGTTCGACTGAGTTCCGCTGGGCTTCGCAAGAACGGCTGACGCGCCGACCGGCGAAGCAGGCCATCGGTATGGGCGATGAAAAGTTGACGCTCAAGGGCACGATCTACCCGGGCTTTAAGGGTGGCTTAAAGCAGCTCGACACGTTGCGTTCCATCGGGGCCAGGCTTCAACCGCTGACCATGACCACTGGTTATGGCGAGGTGATCGGGACGTGGTGCCTGAAGACAATCAACGATGAACAGGGCGCGTTTTTGCACGGCGGTATTCCCCGCAAACAGGGTTTCACTTTGGAGTTTGAGCGGTATGGCGAAGACATGCAGGACGTCTGATGGCGACATGCTCGATGTCATTTGCAACAACGTGTATGGCCATCTGAATGGTAGCGTCGAAGCGGTGCTTGATGCCAATCAGGGTCTGGCCGAGGAGCCTCAGCCGTTCCGGTATGGCGTTGTTATCGTCCTGCCGGATCTGCCCAGCCCAACCAATGAGGGCGTGAGCCTTTGGGATTGACCCGGGGCGATGCATTCGCCGGCACCGCGCCGCGTTACGCGTAACGATACCTTGTTTTTCAGACCCGCCTTGTGCGGGTTTTTTATTGGAAAAATTCATGACTCCAATGTTTCGAATCGTCGCCGATGGGGCCGACGTCACGGCCAAAATCAATGATCGGCTGTTGTTACTGCGCACCTCTGACAAACCGGGCATGGAGTCCGACGAGTTTGAATTACGTATCGACGACCGTGATGGTCAGGTGCAATTGCCACGCCGTGGCAGCTCGATTGAGGTCTATCTGGGTTATGCCGAAACGGCCCTGACGCGTATGGGCCGTTACACGGTGGACACGGTTGAGGTTTCTGGCCCTCCGGACACGATCGTTATCAAGGGCAAAGCGAGCGACATGCGCGGCAGTGGCAAGACCATCCGCAGCGGAAGTTGGGAAGACGTGCCGCTGTCGAAAATCGTGGCCGACATCGCCGCGCGCAATGGTTGGCAGCCAGTGTGCCCGGTCTCGACCAAAGTCGCGCGGGTCGATCAGCTCAACGAGTCCGATTTTAACTTCATCACCCGGCTGGCCAAGCAGTACGACTGCACGGCCAAAGTCGCGGACGGCAAGTTGTTGGTAATGCCGCGCCAAGGTGGTCAGACCGCAACCGGTAAAGCGTTCGGTGCCATCACCCTGACGCGTAGCGACCTCAGCCGCTGGCAATTCAGTCTCGGCGATCGCAACTCGCATAAGGCGGTGGCCACCAAACACCAGAACAAGAAGGACGGCAAGCTGGCGGTGGTCACCATCGACAACGACGACGCCCCGGACGGTCTGCCGGCGGTGCATACCGATCGCCATATCTACCCGAACAAGACCGCCGCCGAAGCAGCGGCCAAGGCCCGTCTGTCAGCGTTCAATCGCTCGACCGCCGACGTTCGCTTTGAGATGCCCGGCCGCACCGACATTTTTGCCGAGCGCCCGATTCTTGCCCAAGGCTTCAAGGAAGGTCTTGATGGTGAATATCTGGCGGACTCCGTTGAACAGGTGTTCACCCAGTCCGGCTGGTCGACCACGGTCGAATGCAATGCCGGCAAAGCAGGTAAATCCAAGGGTAAGAAAAAGAAAGAGAAAGAGGCCAAACCACCCCTCAAGGTCGTGAACATCGAGAAGCAGTAAACGCATCCCATCGCCGCCTGAGTGCGGCTTTTTCATGTCTGGAGTTTGTATGTCACTTACTCAGCAGCAGTTGCTGCAGATCCTCCCCAACGCCCGCCCTGTCGCGGGCGTTTTTGTGTCTGCGCTGGAAACGGCCATGACGCGGTTCCGCATCACGTCACCAGTGCGGCAGGCGGCGTTTATCGCGCAATGCGGGCACGAGTCGCAGCACCTGACCAAGTTGTCGGAAAGTCTCTACTACAAGGACGCCGAGCGGGTTGTGGCGCTGTTCAAAACGGGGTTCGACAAGAACCGCAACAGCCGAGCCGAGCCGGCCGAGATCGAGGACGCCAAAGGCTACCTGCGCAACACGGAAAAGATGGCCAACCGCGTCTATGCCAATCGCATGGGCAACGGGCCCGAGGCCTCGGGGGATGGCTACCGCTACCGGGGGCGCGGCTTGATCCAGATCACCGGCCACGACAACTACCGCCTGTGCGGCAAGGCGCTCGGGTTGCCGTTGCTCGATCGGCCGGAGCTGCTGGAGCAGCCGGAATACGCCGCGCTGTCGGCAGCCTGGTACTGGTGGGATCGAGGACTTAACGATCTGGCCGATGCCGGCCTGTTCGACGGGATCAGTCGCACTATCAACGGTGCCGACACCGGCCGTGCTGAGCGGCGCGAACTGTGGGCCAAGGCCAAGGCGGTGCTATGTCCATCCTCGATCTGATTCCGGCACCGCTGCGGCCGTGGGCGATCGCCTTGGCGCTGGTGGCGATCGCCGGCGCCGGCGCTGCCGGCAGTTGGGTGGTGCAGGACTGGCGTTACGGTAACGCGCTCGCCGTACAGGCCCGGCAATCGGCCGAGGTTGCGCAGGCGGCGGCCGAGGCCATGGTGGGCGCGTTGGTGATCGAGCAGGACAAGCGCCTGGCTCTGGAGCAGCGCCTGAAAAGCAACGATGACAGCCATTACAAGGATCTAACCGATGCAAAGAAAACTCAGCAACGCCTGTCTGATCGCCTTGCCACTGCTGATGTCCGGCTGTCAGTCCTACTCGACACCACCGCCGCCCGTTGTGACGGGGTGCCAGCCACCGCCGGCGCCGGCCGCGTGGTTTATGCAGGAACGAGAGCCGAACTTGACCCAGCGCATGCTCAACGAATTGTCGGCATCACCGGTGACGGCGATCGAGGATTGATTGCGCTGCAAGCCTGTCAGGCTTACGCAAAAGAAGTGTCGGCACCGAAGTAGAAAAGAGCGGCCGGCCGGGGTGCGTCAACATCCCGGCCGGCCACTGTCCCCGCAGAAACTCCCTGCAAGTCCAGCCAAGGCTCTTACTCCGTGCACGAAGCGCGGCGAGCCTAGCACCTGTCTATTCATGCAGCAAAGGAACTTGCTTTCTAATGTCTTCCCCCATCATCCCTTGGATGGGCGGCAAACGCCGTCTGGCCGATCGCCTTATCCCCCTTTTCCCACCGCACGAATGCTACGTCGAGGTTTTTGCCGGCGGTGCCGCGCTCTATTTCATGAAGCCTCAGCCGTCCCGGGTTGAGGTTCTTAACGACATCAACGGCGATCTGGTGACGCTGTACCGCGTCGTGCAAAACCACCTGGAAGAATTCGTGCGCCAGTTCAAATGGGCGCTCAGTTCGCGGCAGATTTTCGAGTGGCAGAAAATGACCCGCCCCGAAACCCTGACCGACATCCAGCGCGCCGCACGGTTTTTCTACCTGCAGCACCACGCGTTCGCCGGCAAGGTTTCCGGCCAGTCGTTTGGCACTGCCACAACGGCCCCGCCGATCAACCTGCTACGGATTGAGGAAAATCTTTCTGCAGCGTGGCAGCGGCTGGCCGGCACCTACGTGGAGAACCTGCCGTGGTTGGAGTGCGCCGAGCGCTACGACCGGCCGCACACCTTCCATTACATGGATCCGCCTTACTGGCAGACGGCGGGCTACGGCGTTGATTTTCCTTTCGAGAACTACGAACGGATGGCCGACTTTATGCGCCGCTGCAAGGGCAAGGTGATGGTCAGCATTAACGACCACCCGGACATCCGTCGTGCTTTTGAGGGTTTCCATTTTGAAACCTTGGACATTCGCTACACCACTGCCAACCAGCGCCAAGGGCAGGCAGAAGTCACCGGCGAGCTGGTGATCATGAATTGGGAGCCGGCGGCGCTGGGAGGGTTGTTCTAGGCGAACGATCTATCTAGACCGTCGATATCCGACAGAGGGATGGGGGCGATCGGCGGTCAGTCCGGTAGCATGCGCCCGATCGACCATCAAAAAGCCACCACTGTTTATATATCCAGTATTGGGCGATTCTAGATAGAATCGCCGCACTTGAACGACTGTTGTAGGAAGGAACCCCCCTATGTCGGAAGCACCCTCTGTAAACCCTTTGATCAAAAGTGACCAAGCGTCTACTATCGACGCGATATATCAGTACCTTGCGTGGATGTGTCTTCAGAAAGACAGTGACCCGGAGGCGCATCCGGGCGAATGGCTGCACCTGGAAACGGTGCGGCTGGCCGTTGCTTCGCTCAAAAATGTGTAAATTTACACAAAATGTGGACGAGCAAAGGCGGGCGCGTTATTCTGAGCGCCGTCAGCCCCTTGGGGGCTAAGCAGTTAGAAGAATTAGAGAATTACGGCAGGCTTAAAAAAGAAAACCCCCGACCTTGGCGGGACGGGGGTTTCTGGTAATCAGCACAAATTGGCTTCAAACCGGGCAGGTAGAAGTCTATTAGCTGATCACCGCATAAGCAAGCCCTAGCCATTAGGGATGTTTGGATGATCGGCGAAGCCTCATTAGAAGGCCGCCCCGGCTTTGTGCGGGGGCGTATAGATTTGCAGCCTCTGGCCCGCGTTTTGCGCTGGGCGCCGGCTGTCGGTGGTTCGCTATGAAGCGCGTGACCGCCACCGTCCACCACCTGCCAAGCTCCCCGGCATCGGCGGCCTACAACGGCCTGTCGGTTGTCCAGACCAAAGCCCCGCCCAAACGCCTCAAGCGTGTCGATCGCTCGGCCCAGCCGCGCCGTCCGCGCGCCTTGACCGATGCCCAGCGCCGCACGTTCCTCGGTACCGCCGCAGAACGCGTCTGTGAAGAAGCCAAAAACCGCCAGTGCAAGTGGCTGCGCGACTTCGACACCTTCCAGTCCAGCGGCTACCGCACCAGCCAGAAGCGCTGGGACTCGCTGGCCGAGCTGATCGAGCCAATCCTTGCCCGCTTGGACATTGCCACGTTGGTGCTGGGCTACCTCGACAAAGCCGGAGAATTCCGCCTCAACCGTCAGCGCGGGCTGTCAGAAGACACCTCGCTGCAGGAGTGGACGGTTTCCCGTGTGATGGGTGCGCTGGAAGCGTCCAAGATGGTCTATCGCAAGATGCGCCGGATCTGCCACAACGGCCGTTACTGGATCACCCGCGTTACGATCAACGTCCGCCCGCGCTTCTTTATCCAGTTGGGGCTGGGCTACCAGCTCGCCGAAGCGCGCACGGAAAAGAAAGCCAAGCGCAACCAACTGTTGGCCACCTTTGGCAAGCAGCGCACAGACGCGCTGATCAAGAACGCGGCCGAGCGTGAAACCCGCAAGCAGTCACACGTCACGTCCCAGGCTAAGCACCGTCGTCAGCAGGCACAGGTTCAGGCTCAGGCCGCTGAGAATGCCGAGCGCGCCCGAGCGGCCGCATGGACGGCCTTCTGCGCCGATCCAGACACGCAGGCGCTGCCGGTGCCGCAGCGAATCAAGCTATTCAACCAGCGTTACCGCCCATAACCCCCGCCACAACCAGCACCGCGTCAGGCGGTGCTTTCGTTCGTCCGCAACCTGAAAACGCCCCCAGCGGCGGCACAGGGCCTGCAAATCTCCCCCGCTTCCCTCGATCTTGACCCTCGATCCGTCCGCGCCGCGCAAAAAAGTTGCCGGCGCCGGCCGAGCAATGAGCCTTGGTTTTTAAAAGCTGCAAGTTTTCCTGTGTAGTGGTACCGCAAGGCATAAAGAAAGAGCCTTTAAAGCTCATGAACCATGCCAACGGTGCATGACGGTCTGACGAAATAAATATGCCTGCCCACTTCGCGCCTCTAGGCGCGGGGCAAGGAACAGCTCGGCGTCAGTGATGCCGCCGTTCCGTCAGCGAGGCGCCTTCCAGTCGCTGTGAGCCGCACCTGGACCGAGCCCGACGCCATACCGCGTGGCGGCCCTTCGCTTCTTCACGCGCCGCCTTCGGCCAGTCGGTCGCGCAAGCGCTCCAGTCGACAATGAGGGGGGTTCGCTCACGTTCTTTGTCGACCTGCTGGCTCGACAGCGCTTGTCTGGGGCGATTGCTCAAACGATCCATGCCATCACCGCACTGCGCGAGTGGTCGCGTGGGTGCGATCGCTGCGGCCGCCCTGCCGTGCTGCGCAGATCCGCGCGCCCAAATAAAAGATAACGAAATAACGAATTGACGAAATAACGAAGCAGGAATAAGGTTCGCCCCAAGGCCGGGCATTACGTCAAGGCCGCACTCCGGGGTTCATCCGATGACCAAACAAGCACCGCATGTGGCCGCTTTGAAAGCGGCGTTTTTTGAGCGTTACGCCATCCAACTCAATGTTCGCATTGCCGGAGGAACGCAACGCGATTGCCTGATGCTGGCCGTGCCTGAATTTCGCAAGCAAACCGAGGTCGACCGTGTGCAGTTGGTGGGGATCGGTATTTGGTTGGAGGCTCAAGGCTACTATCTGTGCGAGGATTATGGCCGCGTTGGGCTGCTTGCTTCGCCGTCCGGTTGGACGTGCTGGCATGACGGTGTGTCGGTCAAGGTGCGCTATTGCCCCGATCGATTAGCCAATAACGATTTAACGAAATAACGAAATAACGACAACCGCCGGCACTGCCGGCGGTTTAGCATTGGAGGCTGAGGGATGTTTGCTTTGTTGCGGCGTGACGGGTCACGCGAAGAATTTGAGGCGCCTGATTTGTGGGAAGCGATGCGCGCCGCGCTTCGCTTGGACGCTGAACAATTGGAAATGCCGGGCGACCCTCCGCGCTCGATGACCGCCGACCAGGTGCGTCAGGAACTGGCGTTGAATCGCCCCGGGCTGTTTGATGCATTTGCCCCGGGCTGGACGCCGCCGACCGTGGATGAGTTCCGCGAGTTGCTGCGCGTGGCGAAGTTGTCAGCCAGCAAGGCTGGGCTGTTGGTGGGTGTGTCTCAAGACAAGATCCGCAAGTGGGCGGGCGGCAAAAATGAAGTGCCGTATGCGGTGTGGCGTCTGCTGAGCATCTACGCCGGGCTGGCCGAGGCGTCAAAGGTAAATGACGAATTAACGAATTAACGAAATAACGAATTGACGAATTAACGAAATGATTTTAAAGTCTGCTCCAAGGCCGGGTATTACGCCAAGGCCGCCCACCGGAGCAGACCCGATGACACAAGCCAACCCCCTGACTAATGCCCAGCAAGTCGCCGCGACCATTCTTGAACAGCTCGGCGCTCGCCGTTTCATGGTCATGACCGGCGCCCGCGAGCTGGTGGCCACTTCCCAAGGTCTGCAATTCAAGCTGCCGGCGCACTTCGCCCAGGGCGGCGTGAACATGATTCGCGTTGAGTTGAATGCCATGGATACCTACGACGTGATCGCCGGCCGCTGGGCGCGCCTCGACTTCAAGGAAAAGGCCCGGGAGAACGGAATTTACTGCGAGGATCTGCAGCGCGCCTTCACCCGCCTGACCGGCCTCGATACCCACCTTTAAGGAAGCCCGCCCCGGCGAGTGCCGGGGCCTGCTAAGGAGTGCCCGCGATGGCCCGCAAAACAAAGTCGATCCAGTACGTCCCCCTTGAAGAGCGTCCCGAATTCATCGCCGCCATGGCGGCCTTGCCGGATGACCTGGCCGAGTTGGAGGTGCGCGCCGAGCGCGTTCTGGCGCTCTATCATGACGCCATGCTGGCCGCCGATGTGCAGGCATTGGATGACGCTCATCTGGTGTATCAAGCGTGTTTGATCAAACTCAATGGCGGCACCGCCTTCGGCAGTGCAACCGTGCAGGACGCGTTAGCGGCCAAGTTCGCTGCGCCGGCCGGGCAAGTGCCGAAGTGGGGCCAAGCCGGTGAGTTCCTGCTGGAGGTCGACGGCGTGCGAATGGTGGTCAAGATGGACGTGGGCAATCTGGCCAACCATTGCGGCGCCGACCTGCACGCCGTGGACTACGACAAGCCATTTATCAGCCGCACCGGCTACCGGCACCAGTTCATGCGTCCGGCCGCGCACGTCGGCCGCACCGTCGATCAGGCGGTGCGCGCTGAAGTGCTGGAAGGTTCAGCCCGTGAAGGTTGGGCCACGGCGATCGATCAAGAGCATGGCAAGCCGAAAGACCGCAAGGTCTGGCCGTGGCTATCCGATGCGCTGGCCGGCGTGTGTCCGGACGGCCAGTTGGCCATGTTCGGTGATGCCCCAAAAGAACCTGAGGCCAAGGCGCCGATGAGTAACGCCGATCGGCAGCGGGCTTTTCGCGAGCGGCAGCGCAAGCTCAAAGAGGAGCAGGGCATGCAGGCTGTTCTGCTGGACGAAGAAGAACGCCAAATGATTTACCGGCTGCGCGAGCTGAAACGCAAGGCCGACCCGATCGACGATCCGCGCCCGTTCCTGCTGACTCAGCGCGATCGCGGTTACCTGACCGGTGCGTTGGATTACTACGAATATTCCACTTATGGCAAGTGGAGTCAGGAGTACCCGAAACAGAACCTGCGTGAGCTGTACGTGCGCCTCAGTGTGCACCGCCAGTACGCGCAGGCCACCGACTTTCCGCCGGTCGAGAAGCGTATGGCGTGGGAGCATGAGCAGGTCACCAAAACCATTTGGGACGGTCTCAAAAAACAGATTGCCGCCCTTGAGCGGGAAGGTGCCCAGCTCGAAAGCGAGCGCAACAAGGCGCACGGGGCCATTGAGTTGTGGGAGCGGCGTTTGCGTAACGCCGGACTGTCGACCGATTACCGTCCGCAAGAAGGCGAATGATTCAATGCAACACTAGTGTTGCATCGGCAACACTAGTGTTGCATAATGGCTCTACCGAAACGGACAAGGACTTACTATGAAGTGCAGCGAGTTTCGGCGGTGGTTGGAGGCCCAAGGCGTTGAGTTCAAAAGCGCCAAGGGCAGTCACTTCAAGGTCTACTTGAATGGCAAGTCCACCATCTTTGCGGATCACGGCAGCAAGGAAATGCACGAAGGGCTCCGCAAGACCATCATCAAACAGCTCGGCCTCAAGGATTGAGGCCAAGCTGTACCACCAAGAGGTGACCGTATGTATCAGTACCCGCTAGAGCTGCACACCGAGGCCACCGGCGTGTGGTTGTCGTGCCCCGACATCCCTGAAATGAACGCCTCGGGCGACACTTTGGCCGATGCTTTCGCCGAGGCCCTTGATGGCCTGGAATCGGCGCTGTCGTTGTATGTCGAGCAGCGCCGCAAGATCCCGGCCGCGTCGCCGGCGAGCGATCCGACGTTGGTGCTGCACCTGCCGGCGCTGACCGTGGCCAAGATCATGTTGTGGAACGCCATGTGCGACGAAGACGTCAGCCGCGCCGAGCTGGCCCGGCGTATGGGCGTGTCGCGGCAGGTGGTTGATCGACTGGTGGACTTTATCCATACCTCGAAAATCGAGCAGGTCGAGCGCGCGCTGGGGTTGTTGGGGCGGCGCCTGTCGCTGGTGTTGGAGGCGGCGTGATCCAGTCGTTACGCGTAACGCGCGAACAGGAAGGCCCGCATGCCGTCGTTTGATCCGTTTGCCATGTTGGCCGATTGCCCAGTGTTGTCGCTGGATGAGTTGCTGAATATTCGCGATGCGGCGACGTACCTGGTGCGCGTCGAGGGCGACAGCATGCAGGGGGCGGGTATTCACAGCGGTGACCTGCTGGTGGTGAGCAAGGCGCTGGAGCCGGTACGCGGGAGCATCGTTATTGCTGTGATCAACGGCGAGCCGATGTGCAAGCGTCTGGACTACCGCGAGGCGCAGCCGTTGTTGCGTTCGGAAAACCCGCAGTACCCGCCGCGCTACATCATGGAAGGCGACGAATTTTCAGTTTGGGGAGTGGTGACGCACAGTGTGCGCAGCCATGGAAACTCTCTTTAATAGGCGTAATTAAGGCTAAGGAATCCCCGCCATGCGCACCTATACATTGCAGCCATGCCCTTGGTGCAAGTCGCCGGCAAGCCTGAATCAGGACTGCGACACCGGTTGGTATGTGAGCTGTTCGCTGCCACGCTGTCCTGTGCTGCCGATCAGTGCGGGCTATAAGTTTGCGCACATGGCGGTGATGGCCTGGAATTGTTGCGGTCAGGCCGATGTACTGCCGACGCTGATGCCGGAGCCAAAGCGAGACGCCGAGCCGCTATCAGCGCGTTACGAATAGCGCCGATACCGGAAAAACTTTGCACCCCATTGGAAATACTTTCCCCTGAAAGGAATCCCCACCATGCCGACCGAACCGCGTTACCCGCTGGCCCTGACCCTCGGCCAGATGAATGACCTGATCCCCCGGCTGGACGCTTCGGCGGCGTGCGAGGCGGATCCGGACGCGCCGATCTTTGCCTTGCTCGATCAGGTGCGCGCGCTGCGCAAGCAGGTGCTGAGCGACAGCCAGGCGCAGGCCGCGTGCCCGCACGACTACAACGAATTCACCCCGGGCAGTTACTGCGTCAAGTGTGGCGCGCCGGAGCCGTCCGTTACCCGTAACGAATCCCCCTGAAAGGAACCCCGCCCCATGAGCAATAACGTACGCCTGCGTCGCCAGTCCATCGACAACCCCGACACCGTGGAGCGAGCGCGCAAGCGCATTGCGGCGGTGGCCACGGCTGAGGGCTTCGAGCTGATGCGCGAAGACCGGGCGGTGGCCGAGGGCTGGATCGGCGCCTTGCACGTCGAAGGCCTGTTGAGCAAAGAGCTGTACGAAGTACTGGACGCCGAGCTGGACAAGGCGGCCGCCGAATGGGAAGACCCGGTGTGATGTCGCGTTACCCGTAACGAATCCCCCTGAAAGGAACCCCCGCCATGCCTCAAAAGGAAACCGCACAATGAACGTCTACACCTGCCCCCAATGCGCCCAGCTCTTTAAGGTCGTGTACCTCAGTGGCACCTTCCCCGGCGGCAAGGAGCGCGAAAGCATCGACTGCCCCGACTGTGGCACCAATGTCAGCAGTGAGGTCACCAGCGCGGTGTTGTCGACCAAGGCGCTGGACGCCGAAGAAAAGGCCGCGCATGTGGCCGAGCTGGCCCGCCGTCCGGAGTGAGTCCGCCGCGTTACGAATAACGGGACATATGTTTAATAGGCCCCCCCACTTGCCAAGCGTGCGGGGGCCTTTTTTATGGACGGCGTTTCCCACTCCCCCCTAGACTGGTCGACCACACCCCCACCGTCTGATTTTACGCACTGACCGCCACTCACTAGAAAAGGAAGGCTGCCCATGTATGAGCCCCTGACCGACCCTGCCGCCATTGACGCGGTGAACCTGTTTTTTACTGACCTGGTCAACACCGCTGACCCCGAGGAGCAACTGCCACACCTGCGGCCCCAGGTGGAGGACTTTCTGTTCGAAGCCTTGACCCACTCGGGCATGCTCAGCACGCAAAACCAGCTACGCGGCTTTCTGTGGGGGCTGACGGTGGCCGGTACGCTGACGCCCAAGCAAGGCCACGAATTCAGCCGGCGGCTCGATGCGGGCCGCCAAGCCGGGTGGCTGTGATGAGGGGTCGTGACCGTCACGGCGAGGTATGGCCCGCATGAGCCTGACCTATCGCGGGTTGGTCGACGTGCTGTTGATCGGCGCCGATGGCAGCGAGCATCGCGAGTGCTTCCCGGCGATCATCGACGAAACGATGGCCGGCATCTTTGAAATGAGTACGCCGCACAAGCTGCCGGCGGCGCGTGGATCGCACACCATCTGCGTCACGCTGGACGACGGGCAGAGCCTCGGCGGAGATGTCGGTTATGTCGGTGACTATGGCCTGACCTTCAGTCGGCCCCGGGGCGGCGCATGATCGGCGCGGGCATTCATGAGGACGTATTGCGCGCTCTGGTGCAGGAAAACGCCGTGCGCGAATGCGTGGTGGCCAAGGTCGCCGGCGGCCCGGCGTGGGGGCTGTCGATCCGCCTGGGCGGCACGGGCTCGCGCTGGGTGCCGGTGCGCTCCAAGCGCGAAGCGATCCGCACGTGGGCCAGCCTGACGGCGGTGGGCCGTTTTGCCGATGGTATTGGGCTGCGCGGTTTTATGGTGGAGCTGTGACGCGTCACGCGCGCGCATATGACAGGCATAAAAAAACCGCCTTAGGAGGGCGGTTTTTTTCTTTGGTAGTCCGGTTAGGAGCCTTTCTACCGTCTCACTGGAAGCGTTGACATGTGTGTCATCTTACATAGCCGAATAGTGCTGCGCAAATGCTTTTGCGCAGTGGCGCGCGGGCAGCGCGCCCAGTGGGCGCAAGGGTTTGCGCAGATTGCGCGTATTTTTTTAGAGGCCCGCGCGCGGCGCGGCGCGCTAGCGCGCGCACTTTGGCGCGCCGGTAGTGCAATAAATTTCACTGTTTTTGGCTCATATCCGACCTTTGCGTTTACCGAATTTCGGGTAACATGCGCCCAGTCCATGTGAAACGTGATGTGGGTCGGGTTGCTTTAACGAATTCAGGACCAAGGGCGCGGGCCTAGGAATCCGCGCGGATGAAACCCGAGGCCCTTTAACCCGACTGAACCTCACTGGAAGCGTTGACACGTTCCGAAGGCTGCCATGTGTTCCGGAAAAGCGCCGGGGGTAAGGTCGATTCAGAGGCCTTAAGTATGAAGCGCAAGCCGAATATTCTGAATGGTTTGGTGAGCCGGTTGGTGAGTAACATCATCTACGAATTCATCCGCGACAACTGGGAAAGCTGGCTGGACTAGCAGTTAACCGGAAAGACCGTTCCACCTTCGGGTGGGACGGTTTTTTTTTGCCCCCTAAAAAGCTGTTCTAGAAACCTGCGCGAGAATGTCGCGCGGATAACAGCAAAACACAGGCACAAAAAAACCGCCGTTGGAAAGGCGGTTGATTTGCGCGCGTTGAATTGGAGGTTCATTGCGCGGTTCGCTGAAAACGTCTACGAATCGATCATAAATTACGTATTCGGCTTTGCGCAACACTTTACGCACTATATCAACTGAGTATGCGGCGCATAGTTCGGCCACTAATTCGGCTTGTTTGCGCGCGCGAAACGTACCTACGCCGGGGCGAAACGATGCCGATGTAGTGCGCAACTGCGCGCAACCCCGCGCAACTGCGCGCAATTTTACGCAATGGCGCTAAATCAAAAAACTTCTAGAACGCCTCGTTAGGTGCGCGTCAAGGGCTTTTAGGCACTATCAAAATAAATTTCAAATAAACGACAAAATGCTTTTTTTGGGCATGGGTTTTGAGGTATTACGTTAAGCCAAGGGTGATGTTTGCCCTGGCCCCTCCGCATCCACGTCTGGAAAACGTGCCGGGATTGGAACGGCCGATAAATACCTGGCTCGCTGAAAACGTCTACAAACCTTTCAGCAACCCGTTGTTCTGTCCGGTAAGGGCAACGGGGTCAGGCTTCTGTTGGAGAAGTCGCTGATGCGTCCGATCAAATGGATATGCCGTCTATGGCAGGGCTTTTGCGCACTGCTGCGGGTGGTTCAGGCTTATCGCGCCTTTGCTTGGCTGCGTGATCACCTCGACCACTTGTAACCGAAACAAGCCCCGCTTCGGCGGGGTTTTTTTTGCCCATGAAAAAGCCCCGCCAGATGCGGGGCTTTGCATTTGTAGCGGTGGCCTAGTTGCCTTGCTTGGATGCCTTGAGCAGGGCAAAGCCTTGGCGCAGGACATCGACCATGCTCATGTTGTGCATGGTCGCAAACATCTTTAGATCTTGCTTGAATTGAGCGTCAACCTTGAAATTAGCCGTTACCAGCGCTTCTGGTGATGGCTGGTAAGTGTGGCCAGCCTTGACCAGTGCGGCGGCGGCAACAGGCGAGGCCGGCGCGTCGCCTTTGGTGGACTTCTTGTTGCGTGGTGGCTTCGGGGCTTCGACAGTCATTGCGGTATTCCTTAATTCGTTAATTCGTCAATTCGTTATTTGGATTGTAGCGCAACAGCGCGGTTGATGATCGAGGAAATCAGCCGTTCGGCCTGAGCGCGCAGACCTTTGTGGGATACCTCAATCACGGACAAGCCAATGTCCATGGCGCGGCTGTAGCTGACTTTTTGCGGCAGGTGGCCATCGAGTACGTGGTAAGGCTTCTGGCCCAAATATTCGTGGGCCTCTTCCAGTTCGGCCACGCTGTCACCGACATGATTCAAAGCAAAGGCGATGCGCTCAACCGGGATACCGTGTTTGTGGTGCAGGGCGTCGGCCAGCTTTACCGCTGGATCCAGATCATCCAGCGAGAGGCCGGTAGGGATGACCAGAAGATCGCAAATCTCGGCCATGTCGGCAGTAATCTTGCTGGCGAACGCGGCGCCGTCGAGGATCATCACGTCATAGTTATCAGCTTGGGACATGGCGTGCGCGACCGAGCCGAACTGCTCTACGGCGATTTGTGGTTGGTGCCCGCGCTGCAGGCGACGCTGCTGCCAAGTGGTGCTGGTCGATTGGTTGAGGTCGAAGTCGGCAATCTTTACCGACCAGTCGTTCTGCGCGAAACCAATAGCGGTGCCGCGTGCGTCGGTGGATTTGCCAGGGCCACCCTTCTGATTTGCGAAGCCTACGATCAATGCCACGGTGAGAATCCTTTTAATCGTTATTTCGTTATTTCGTTAATTCGTTAACGAAGGGCGAGTATAGGCCGCCTCTGGTCGAGGATCAAGAAATTAACGAATTAACGAATTAACGAATTAGTCAGACGTAGAGGATTTGCCGGGAAGGCGAGCCGCCGGCGGTAGACGGGGAGGTGCGCAGGGTGCGGGTGTGTTCGGTCAGGGTGCGGCTGCGGCGCTGGGAGCGCGGCCGGTTGAAATCGCTATCAGTTTCCATGACGGCCATGAGGCACAGCATAAAGCACAAAGCTTGCGGGGCCAGAACGCCCAAGGTGAAGCCGCGCGTGATCATGTGTGCTTTATTCTTCGCGCCCAGCTTGCTGAGGATGCTGCGCTCGATCATGCGCATCCCGGTTTCATCAAGTTGCAGCTCGTCAGCAATGACTGGCGTCGCGAAGCCTTCGGCGGTCTTAACCAAAACAAACAGTTCGCTGTCTGACAGGTTCTGGCCCGGGTAGCCGATGACTTCCTCGCCGTGGATTTGAATGCGGGCATTCATGGGAAACGCTTCCTTGCGAAATAGGGGAGGCTGTTAGTTGGAAAGGTCGAGTTGCAGCGTGTCCAGTTGCCGGCGCATGAGGCCGAGCAGGGCGGCCATCTGTTCCATGGTTTCGACGGTGACGTGTCCCTGATCAATGCAATACAGGGCAGCGGTTTGCATGGTGCTGGCCAGTGAATGGACTTCTTTCACTGTGGCCACGCGGCGACGTTGAATGACCATTGCGCCGCCGATCTGCGCCACGGAATTGGGGGTTTTGGGGGAAACTTCGCTACCTTGCTGCATGGGGGAACCTGCCTTTCCTAAGTTGCGTGGCATGTTACACGCAAAGTGTAAATCCGAGCAATAAAAAAGCCCTTACACAAAGGGCTGTTTTTGTTACCTGTCGTGAGATATGCGGACAACGCGTCCGACAATATCCAGCTTTTGTAATTCTTCTAGGGTCATTTTGTTATCGGGATATTGCCCGCTGTCGCCGGCTCGCACGATAAAAGTGCCGTCCATTTCCGGGCATATCCAGCGGATCCAGATGTTGCCAGCAACGATAATGCCGAACAGGTCAGCGCCGCGCACCGTGGTTTGGTCGCCATCAATCAGCAGCTCGTCACCTTCCGCAATCGTCGGTGCCATGCTGCCGTCAATTTGCTTGATATACAGCAGTTTGTTGCAGTTCATTCCCCTCGACTCGATATAACCAAGGCTGAAAGCGGTGCTGTCGGAGGCTTGGGTGAGCGGGATAGGCCCGGCTTTGGTCTGGATGGTTGGGGGATTGGCTGTAACGTAGTTGGAGGTGACTGCGCTGAGGCTGTCGGTATCGGTGTAGCCGTTGATCCACGCGGGGGTTTTCCCGAAGACCTTGGCGAGCAGTAAAACCATGTCGCTCGGCGGCATGCGTGAAGCTTGTTCCCAATTGGAAAAGCGCGAGTAGCCAAAGGGCTGACCGGAAGCCTGCGCAAGGCGCTCGGCTGTTTCTTCCAGTGTCCAGCCCTTCTCTTGGCGACACTGCCTAATCCGCTTAGCCACAATTTCCATTAATTCAGACATGCGCAATCTCTCATTAGGCGCCGTGAGGTCTCACGCCTTGGCAATAGATGGATATTATCCCTAACACGAAGAAATATACACTTTAAGTGTAGATACTGCGAAAAAAAGCTTGAGGAATGGGATGGAGTCGAAATAGACTTACACTAATCGTGTAAATGGATGTCTATTCGTGGAACTAAATCAGTGGATTGAAAGCGTCGGTGGTGTGATGGTGCCGGGCAAGTTGAGCCTAGGCGCTATCACCGCCGTTGCCACTCTGCTCGAGGAAGAACCGCGCACGGTGTCCTCCTGGTATCGCAAAGAGCGCCGGCCGTCTTTCAGTGCCGGCATGAACATTCTTTCCAAGTCCGGCGGTGTCGTGGACTGGAACGGCATTTATGCGCCGTTCGCCATGGAAGTGATAAAGGCCCGGGTGAAGAATGCCCGCGCTTAACCTGCCTGCCAATTTCTCCGCGTTGCCGATCGTGCTTAAGGTCGAGCAGCGTTTTGGTCTGCCTGGCTATGCCCGCCTGATCAAGCTGCTGGAGCAGTTCGCCGTCAGCCCTACGCGGGATGTCGGTGTGATTGAACTGGCAGCCAGCGACTGGCGCGAAGCTTTGCAGGCGGGCCCGCTTGAGCTGAATCTTTTCCTGACCTTCTTGGCGACTGACGGCTTTGCAACTGTCGATCAGCCGTCCGAACCAAATGCCCCGTTACGCGTAACGCTAACAAACTTTGCTGACTTTTTGCCGCCTCTGCTGTTGCCCCGTGTCGCTAATGAATGGCGCCATTGGTTCACCGCTGAGGCCGGTCTTTCTGCGGATCAAGGGAAAGACCCCTACAACCAGTCTTTGTTCCGACGCTGGTGTGCAACAAACGTCACGATTGACGAAATTAATGCCGCCATAGAGCTGGCAACTCAGGAAGGTTCGGGCATGACGCCGGCCAACCTGCATACCCATTTGATGACTGTGCGCAAAGACAAATTAGAGTTGGCTCGCCGCTGATGGCGCGCCTTAGGGGTTTTCCTTGTTATTGATTGCACTGTCTGGTGGCCACCCGAAAGAGCGTAGCGAAATCGCCGAGCGCCTTGTTTTATGTGGCAAGGCGCGTTTGGCCGCTTTTGCCATGGCCACTCCAAGCGAGAAAAACGTAGGGCGTCGTCTGGAGGTTCTGCGCGCGTTTCTGGACGGCCCGACCGTCGACCAAAGCAAACCGGCACCGGTGGACGGGTTGGTGATTGCCAACTGTCTGAGCGAGCTGGAAGCGGACGAAATCCGCCGCCGTGGTGGCTTTGTGTGGCACCTCTATAGCCGACCTTCGGGTTCGGTCAGCATTCGCCTCGGTGACCTGATCGTCACTGATGGCAATGCCGGGTTTTCCCATGTACGCGAACCATTGGAGGCGCTTTCCGAGGCCTGTATGGCGTATCTGGCGCGCAGTGGCAGCGTGCGCGCGGCGCTTGGAGATCTGGCCAATGGTCGGGCGTAGCCAAGCCCTGCCCGGGTATGCCTACGGTGACCCGGCAAAAATCGTCGAGGGCCAGGAGCTGCGCGCGCTCGGCTGCAAGGCGTGTGTACGCGCCGAGTACGCTTTCGGGCTGGCAGTGTGTACCAGCGGCCTCAAGTTCCCGGCCTGCAAGAGCGGGTATCGCAACGGCTACAAGCTGACGCCCGAAGCCGGCGGCTAAAGGGGGCTTTATGGCGAGACGCAAAGGCAACAACCGTCTGGATAGCGCCTTGGAACTATGGGCGCGCTGGAGCTGGCCGGAAAGCGGCGGCGCCACCAGTGGAAAATCCATGCTCGCCAAGCTCATCGACAATAAAGGCGAAATCTTTTTCGGCGGCTCGGGCCCATCGGGCGGCCCGGTGGACGGCCTCGAAAGCAAGATTGAGGCGGCCGTGCTGGGTATGTTCGTTGTCGATGCGCTGCGCGCTGACGTGCTGCGTCTGGAGTACGGCGCGAACTGGTGGTCTGTCGCCTTTCGCCGAAAGATTGTTGGTTATGAGCAGGACGGCATCGGTCAGTTCGAAAAGGCCGACGCTTTGGGCGTGAGCTTAAGAACCTATCGCAGTCGTCTCGCCGAGGCGCGCGCAACCATTGAAACCGTGCTGGGGATCCAATGAATTTTCACCCTTTGTTTTCTGGCTTTCATGGGGCCAGCCCTTACGCAGTAGGGGATGCCCTTGGGTTCGCCATTCATGTCGAGACGGATCTGGGCAAATTGCCGGCTTCGCTCAACCCCGAACAGCGTGCGCGAATGGATCAGGGTGGTGACCTGGCCGGCTACCAGTTCGCCGGCGGCTGGAATGCCCCGGGCGTGCATTGCCTGATGTTCGCCAAACCGCTGACCGTCGTGGCCGCCAAGTTTTGGCAGGCCGGTCTGCCGACGTGACCCGTTAAAAGGCTGGTCGCGCAAGGCGTCAGTTTCGCTGTAACCGTTCCAACCATTCGATTCCTGAGCATTGCTGCGTTTGCGGCCTTGCTTTGCCTGAAGAAAGACAACGCCGCCCGCCGGCATGGCCGTGGGCACCATTGAGGCACGCACCATGGCAACACTCACAGTCGTTATTTCTGACGCGGTGATCAAGCGGCACGCTGCAGATCCGCACATTGATGAACTCAAAGACCCACGGCACCCGCTGCGCTTTCGTTACCGTAACGATCGCACCAAAGGCAGTTGGCACCTGGTGCGCTACAACAACGGCCCGAAGTGGCGCAAGGCGGCGAACTGGCCCGACGTGCCGGCACGCCTGATGATCGACAGCGTCCCCGAGGTGCTGGCCCGCCTGATGGCCGATCCGACAGCGGTGGCCACCGTCGATGGCTGGGAGCGCGTCGGCCAGGTGCTGGACTGGTACGTCGAACGGTTGAAGGCTGACCGGGCGCTATCCAGTGAGCGCCGGGCGTCCTCGATGTCGGCAATCACCCGCCAGTTGCTGCCCGCGTTGGGCGACTTGGCACTGTGCAAACTCAATGCCGACACCCTCGATCGCCATCTGGTGTGGCACATGCAGTCGGAGTACAGCCTGGGCTACGTCAAATCGACCTTGGACGTGCTGAAGGTGGTGTTTAGCCGTGCCTTGACCCTCAAGAAGATTACCGTCAACCCGATGGCGGGTATCACGTTTGGCAACTTCACCAAAGCCAAGATCCGGCCCAAGGGCGCACGTCTGCGACATGTCGCCGTGGTGGATCTGCTGGCTGAGTGGGCTGAGTTCTTTGCGGCGGATCCGGCCGGCGTTGCGCTGATGGTTCTGATGCTGACCCATGCCACGCGCATCACTGAAACCCGTCTGGCCAAATGGAAAAACATCCATCTGGAAGCGGGTGAATGGTTCATTCCTGCCGTTGATACCAAAGCCAAGCGCGACCATGTGTTGCCGCTGACCCCGCAGGTTGTGGCCTTTCTGCGTCGTTACCGTGAGGCCCAAGAGGCGAAGGGGTATAGCGGGGCTTATTTGTTTCCGTCGACCGGTCGCGATGGTTCCTCAATGTCCCGCAGTCAGGCCTTTGCCGTATTCACCCGCTACGGCGCTGGCGAATGGACAAGCCACGACCTGCGCAAACTCGCGCCTTCTATATGGGCAAACCTCGGCGTCGATCCGTTGATTGCCAAGTTGCTGCTGAACCACGCGCTGAGCGATCTGGAGCGCACCTACTTCCAAGCGCTGGGCGATCAAGTCAAGCGCAACGCCTTGGAGCGGTGGCACGCATGGCTCGATACGCAGGGTTTTGACGCGTTGCAGGACAAGACAGGAGCAAGACGCGCCGTAATGCCGAATGCCGTAGACCCCGCAGAATCGCTGGCCTGAGCCGAACAACCCAAATTAAACATATAAGAGGATTTTAAATCATGAGTAAGGGGTTATTGGCAGGGTTCGTGGCTGACGATCTGATTGATCGCGAGGCGTGGCTTGCTCAGCATTCGCCTGCGTCCCGTGGCGGTGTGACGCGTCACGACGATGAAGATTGCGGGATAAAGCCGGCGACGAAGCGCAAGCAGGAACAGCGCGAGCGGGATGTGGAGGCGGGGGTTGATGAATTGCGCGTCAGAATCGGCCCGACCGAGGCGGCGCAATTGGCTGAAGGCCTTGAATTCAGGGCCTTAGGGGGCGAGCCGTATACCGCAACCGAATACCTGTTGACGCTGATCCGCCGTGACAACGAATTGCTCCGGCAGCAACGCGGAGTTGTTGAAAACAAAATTTGCGAACAGTGCCGAAAGCCTTTGCCACGGGGCTGCGGCGGGGTTTGGGCGGGGGAGTTGTCCTGCGCTTTGCCGCCACTCAAGCGGGCCTTGGAGTTGTGACCTGCTCCAAAAAGCAAAGGGTTGACAGTGGTGGTGCTTTACACGTCTAGTGTTTTTTTACACGAAAAGAGTTGCAACCTTTTGCAGTTTGCCCTATCGTTTGCGTCATTGTGGTGTTGTTCCGGCCACGATACTCATCGCAAAACAGTCAATTCAGCCCCCGGCCCTCACAGGTCGGGGGTTTTTTTATGCCTATTCCCCCGTGATTCGGGAGACAGCGAGATGCCGAACATGCCCCCAGAAAAAGACCTGACGTTCTGGGTCGTTGTTGTTACTGCGCTCAAGGATCACGGCTTTGTCGGCCTGCTGGCCTTCGTCCTGAGTTATCTGCGGATTCTCTACGAAGACAAAGAACCGCGTTGGGATCGCCAGTTGTTGGAGGCTGCCTTGGGCGGCGTTCTCACGTTCCTGGTGGGTATCGGTGTTGAGAAGTTTGGTCTCGGTGGTGGCTGGTCATACGGCTTTGCCGGTGTGGTCGGCGTCCTCGGTGTAGAGCAGGTTCGACAGTTCGGGCGTCGTGTGGCTGAGCGCAAGGCGGAGACGCTGTGAAGCGCCGGCCGCTGGTGACGTTGATGGTTGTCCTGCTGGCTTACGCCTTTTCGGGACATTTTGAGTGTCGAGAGTCAGCCGCCTGTGACGTGTCGGCCGTTACGCATAACGAGGCGCTCCAATGAGTGGCAATTGGTCAGTTCGAGCGACGCCGCACCGTTTTGGTGCTGAAAACTGCCGGGGCCCCTGGGGTTTTTCGAAGGGTACGGGGTCGGAAACCCGCGGGAAAGCGTTAGCCGCAGGGCTGGAAAGTTAGTTGACAGCGGTTGACAGGTTGACAAGGAATGCCGGGTTTTCAGCGACAGAGTTTGCGTGATCCCAAACAGTTTTTTCTAGTGGATTCCCCCCGGTTCTATTGGGGTTTCAGGCATTTTTACACCTGTTCAAATTATTGAACACCAGCCCCTGTGCAATGGCCAGAAGGCTTGTCAACTAAGCCGGGTTAGTTGACAGGATCGACAAGCCAAGACGATGGAGGCCGCATGGCTTTTGTAACTCGCAAGGAGTACTGCGAGCTGAAGGGGTGGTCGAGGCAGTACGTTGGCAAGCTGGTCAAGAATCAACGACTGGTTCTGAATGCCACCGGTAAGATTGATGTGGAGGCCAGCGAGAAGCTTCTGGCCATGACGAGCGACCCGAGCAAGGCCGCCGTCGCCGCTCGACATGAGCGCAATCGCCCCAATCGGGGTGATCAGCCACCGCTGGAAATAGTCATCGCAGACTTTGTAGATGACCCCTCTGGTCAGGTACCCGACTTTCAAAAGTCACGCGCTCTTCGTGAGCACTACCTGTCGCTTCAGGAAAAAGACAACTT